CACCCCCACCACATATCCGTGCGGTGCAGTAATCTACTCCAGAAGGCACCTCCCAAGTGGTGGAGGATCCAAAAAAAAGTACTCTTCTCGTCTTTGTTGTGCAGAAAGTTGATACTTTAAGCATATACACCCCCGTTTATGATCGACAAAGTACTTAATGGTACCCGCTGCCAAGTTGTGCCAAAGACCACCCAATCACCAACATTCCATACCTCTGTTCCGTCGATGCTGGTGCTTCCGTTTACATTGACGATATAATACTCCCCGGGGCTCCCTATGCTTGAAACAATCGCGGGGGTGTTTGTGTCCGCGTTCCAAACACCTTTGTACGAAAGGCTGTTTCCGGGAAACGCGGGGGTTACGCCGTCTTGGGTGTATATCAGATTGTCATCTGAATCCGTAAGCCGAATTGAATACACATCGTTTAGCCAAAATATACTAGCTTCTCCCCTGGAGTTTAAAATAACCGGGTTTGAATTGTACGCCGACGCGTTCTCATCGGTATATGTGGCCTGCGGATCACTTGTTCCGCTGTGATATGTGTACAGTTTTCCACCGGCTAACGGATTGCCATTAGCGTCAAGATACTGCTGTTTTGCCGATGGGCAAAGATAGACTGACATTAGGTTAGGGCTTTGAGCATATAAATAGTCCGTTTTTACCGCACGGCTGTCTCATCAATTATGTTCTGCATTGGTGCGTATCCCCTTATAATGCTAATATAGTTATTTCTTGCTTAATATCCCCACGGCTTATTAACCTATAGGCGGGATTTGTTGTTCCATAGGCGGGGCCTGTTGTTCCATAGGCAGTGCCAGTTGTTCCATAGGCAGTCCCTGTTGTTCCATAGGTGGGGCCTGTTGTTCCATAGGCAGTCCCTGTTGTGGTGCTTGTTCGGGCCTAATGTCCCCACTTTGCATCATCCCGTGTACTGTGCCTAGAACAATATCCTGAATCTGTTCGGGTGACATTCCGGCCTGCACCGCGCTGATACGCTGGGTTTCGGCGGCGTATGCTTTGATTTCAGCCTCATAGTCTTTGCGTTTCTGGTCCTGCACCTCAATGGATTTACCCACGCTCTGAAGCATCTGATGTAGTTTATCAAGCTCCTGCCCCATTGCCTGCATCTGTAATTCAGCCTGCTGTAGCTCAGGAGATTTCTCATCCTCTTGCAACAGCTTCGGGTCAATTGATTTGGCGAATCTTTTTGCCATCTGCTGGGCACCCGGCCAATCCATATTCTTAATGAACAGATCACCGGCAACCTGCCAAAGCTGAGGGTTAGACTGTAGAAGCAGACTCATAGCATCTAGAGCTTCCTGCCGCTTAGTCATATAGTTCGGCCCGGTAGTAACCACAACATCATATTTACCCACGCTTGGGTTGTAAATACGCTCAAGTACTATACCCCTTTCGTCAACAATTTCTTTGACAGGCTCCGGCTGCATTGGGTTGATTTTTGCCATCTTAACCTCACCATCCGCGCCGATAATGCGGGCAACGCGCTCGGTATCATATATTTTCGGAATGGCATCCACAAGCTGACGGGTAATATGCCGTACAGCGCGGGAAAGGTTATCTATGTAGTGGTAAGTCCCCGTGTCCCCCTGCTTCTCACGCGCAAGAATGGCTTTCCCGGACCTCTCGTTAGACATCATACCCAAAGAGGCGTCGTACTGCCCCGTAGCAGATTTAATATCCTCAGACGCTCCCATCTTTGCTTGAATGAGGCCTGTTTGTGCAAGAGGGGGCGCGGCACGCTGAGGGAGCGGGAGTGACTGCCCGGCTCCATCTGTAACATCCGCGTTTACTTCCAGATAAGGCCAGTTGTTAATATTGGCAGTTTTCCACTGATGTTCAAAACCTTCAAACTGTCCTCCATACCCGATAAAAGGCGCTTTAGGCGCCAGTGCAAGCATTTCCGCCTCTTGGCTAACCCAGTAGTTATACATTCGCTGCGCGTCTTTGGCGTTACGCACAAGCCCAGAAACGAATATATTTCCGTCTACCTCAAATTCGTTGCCCACAACCCTGACAACAGGTATCCATTTACCCACCCATTCAGACTCTTCGAGAACTTCGTATCCATTCGTTTTAACCCACATTACTTTCTTAACATCCGCCATACGAACACGAGAAGCCGGGAGGCCCATCAGCTTCATCTCCTCGTCTTCCGGCGAACCTTCAAAAGCCGAAACATCGCCGGGGTATAAATTGAGCTTCTTTTTTTCGTGGGTATAGTAAAAGTACTCTGCAATACGGACGGTGTCTTCTGTAATCCACGAGGTTAAAGACGCGTCGCCGGTGCCCTGCGCCATGATCGTACTCACGGGGGTAGCGTCCGGCCAACTACGCTCATACTCTTCTTTTGTAATATCTGATGTGATAAAGCACCAATTCGCGTCTGCCCCGCATGGGTCTTGTATCATAGGGTCCATGTACACGCTGAAGCTGTTACGAACACGCCCTATACGAAGGTCTTGATCAAAACTATTGCTGTCGCAGTATTCCGTCAAGAGCCTTACATAGCCTTCTCCATATACTACTTGGTTATCACACGCAGTATCATAAGCTACATCCGCATCGGACATGTATTCGATATGCTTAACAATACCGTCAAAAATCTCAGCTACCTGATCATCACCCTCAGCGTCAACCGGGATGACCTTACCCGCCGGCCTGTTCTGCCTTTGCTCGTTGGTCACCTGCCGAACATGCTGAGGCAGTTTGTTGATGGTAAGGCACGGGCGGGCGCTTAGTGTCTGCCCTTGCACCGAACCGCGTGTTGACAACACATCTTCGGGCCATTGGTATTGATTATCCGGGTCTCCGGCAAAAAACTTAAGGTCTTCAAGCTCATTCTCTCGGGAAGAACTATATGCGCCCATCGCGTTAGACAACCGCGAACGCATTGTAGCCAACATTTCTTCCTGTGATTTCTTTTGGTTCGACATTAGGTTTTTTCCTTTGCTTTCTGTCTATACGAATCTTTTAGCTGCCTTCTTACGCGCCCATCCATGATAAAGTTGCCATATTTTGTGTATTATATGACTTTTTCTCATTATTCCTATACCCCCCACCCCGGGACGCTACCGGATGCGAAAAGGTCAACGCTAGCGCGTCGGCTGCGTCTGGACTTGCCAACCCTCGTTTCTTCATATCCTGCTTGGATTCAAGCTGCATCGCACCTTTTGAGTCGTACTTCGTCGTAGGGCCCACCAGGTCTTTTTTCAAGTACTTGTCTTGCGGTATATCCCCCTCTTTTAGCCAGTCACGCATAAGCCCCCATATCTCGGCCCTTTTGTTAACATACATCATGTGGTTGCGCGGCTTGCTTGCGAAGTTAACACCTTTAATTTTGTACCTCTGCTCTTTCAACCTGTCCACAATCCCCGCTCCGAGCCCCCCTTCGTCAACCGCGACCATCGCAGGGCGAAAGTCTTCTATAGCGTCAATCACCCTGCCGACGATCTCCATAGTGTCTTCGCCCTGATACTTGCGTATTTCTAACACTTTGCGCCCCTGCCTCACCACAATTACAGTGCTGTCTGCTCCAAATCGTGCGGGGTCAACTCCAACCGTTATTGGAGCCAACGGGTCTATTTCCAGCGCCCGCCCCATCGCGCCTTCCACAAGTGACGGGGATATGAACAAATCCTCCCCTGAGTCAGGGAACGCGCCATACACCTCAACATTCGCCTGATAACTTTCTGGACCGTACTCGTCAATGATTGACTTGTAAAACTCGACATCAGTGCCCTCTACTGATCGCGCATCAATAGTATCTGTATCCCAGAAATCCCGTTTACTGTTGAAGCACTCGTAAAAATACCCGCTGTTTCGTCTCGGGTTGCTGAACGCCAACCAAAACCGGTTAGGCGTGTCTTCTGTGAAAAACCCCGCAGCTACCGACCAGATAGAGTCTGGAATACCGCTGGACTCATCAAACACCAGCATCACCCCCGCGAAGTTATGCACCCCCGCGTAGCTGTCCGGGTTTTCCGAGGACCACAACTTTCCTTCAACCCCCCAGTATCTTGTGCCCAGCTTCAAATCTTGCTCCACCAAATCTGTCAGCCACTTTGCGGGTATCACGCGTGTGGCTGAAATCTCGAACCAGTGGCTGTTCAGCGCCATACTGAGCCATTTGGTAATTTCCGCCCAAGTCACGGACCTTAGCTGACTCTCACTGTTAGCACTGACAATAGCTGTGCTTCCTATGCGGGTGCTCACCATCCAATGTACCAACCAGCTCACCAGCGCTGACTTCCCAATACCCCGCCCGGACGCTCGGGCCATTCGCAGCACATCATACATGCTCGTTTTACCCGCGTTGCGGGCTACATGCGTGCCTATATCCCTCAACACTTTCTTTTGCCATCTGCGGGGGCCCCTGTGTTTCTCTAACGGTGTGCCCGCCTTCCCCCAGGGAAAAACATACATCACAAATGCTAGTGGGTCGTTCTTCAACTGCGACGACCAAAGATGCGTCATTAGCATCTGTTCGTCTTGTGGGCTGTATCTCAGATTCTGCATCAGCTTTTTTCGGTTTCTTTTGGTGCGCTTGTCCGCAATCTGCTTACCGAGTGCAAACCCCCACTATCTTTAATGCGCTTTTTACGCTCGTCTTCTGTCTGCACAACCTCAAACCCCGCATCAACGACACGGCTGTTGGCCTCTAACAACGCGTCTTTAATGCTTATACGCTGATCTACCTCGATGCTTACATGTTGCTTAGCTACCCACCCATGGCGATGTTTAAGCAGCTCTAACGCGGCTTTTGTGTCCCCACCTTCCGTTGCTGCTGTGTACATCGTATCCGCCAAACTCAACTCAGCTTCTGCCTTTGCTTGACCTACAACATGTTCGACAGCGGAATCAAAATCCATTAACCTGCGAAACTCAATTGGGGTTAAACCCGCAGCGTAAGCAAGACTTTCACCCGTTAACCCGGTTCTTGCGGCTTTATACAGTGCGTCAAGTATCTTTTCGGTGGCCACGACGGCTCTCGGCGCGTATACAAGTGAATAGATATGGTTCATATTACAAATATAAAAAAAATTCAGCGGTTAGTGGTGTGCCCGGCTGTCTAAAATATTGTTATACTAAAACACAGTTATTAACTATTTGATTTAAGGGGAAAATATGGATTTTAGATTTGGTGAACTTTTCTGTGGGCCTGGTGGATTAGCTTGGGCAGCCAAAAATGCTGATGTAAGTTTACCTGGTGAGAATCACTGCATTCAACATGCTTGGGCAACTGACTACGACAAGGATACATGCAACACATACAGAACTAATATATGCCCAGATTCCCCCGAGTCTGTGGTATGTTGCGATATTCGTAAACTTGACTATTCTAAGCTTCATAGTATTTCCAATGTTGACGCTATCGCATTTGGATTTCCATGCAATGACTTCAGTGTTGTTGGGGAGCAGAAGGGGATAGATGGTGTTTATGGCCCGCTTTATTCTTATGGTGTAAAAGCCATTTCCCAATTTAAACCCATGTGGTTTCTCGCTGAGAATGTTGGCGGGTTAAGAAATGCAAATGAGGGGGGAGATTTTACCAAAATTTTAAAGTCATTATTCGATGAGGGCTATTCAGTATACCCACATTTGTATAAATTTGAACAATATGGAGTTCCTCAAGCAAGGCATAGAATTATTATAGTTGGTATAAGAAAAGATTTAGATGTTTGTTTTAAAATTCCTGCAACCAATGGATACAAAACAAAAACTTGCAGAGAAGCTATTGAAAAACCTCCGATTAGTAAGAATGTAACCAATCAGGAGTATACTAAACAATCTCAGACTGTAATCGAACGATTGAAGTATATAAAACCAGGTGAAAATGCTTTTACAGCTAATATTCCTGATGATTTAAGGCTTAATGTTAAAGGTGCAAAAATTAGTCAAATATATAAGAGACTTGACCCTGACAAGCCTGCATACACTGTGACTGGAAGCGGTGGCGGTGGTACACATGTGTACCATTGGAAAGAAAACAGAGCTTTAACTAACAGAGAAAGGGCTAGACTTCAAACATTCCCCGATGAATTTATTTTTTGTGGCTCCAAAGAAAGTGTACGCAAACAAATTGGTATGGCTGTCCCACCGCAAGGCGTGGAGCTTATATTTAATGCAATTTTGAAAAGTTTTGCGGGAGTAAAGTATGAGAGTGAAGAAGCAAATATGATCCCTTATATTTGTTAGGGTACCAAGGCTACTACGGCGTCTATGCTAAAAAATTGTTTGTTAGGGTACCAAGGCTAAAAAAAAAATGTTCACGGGAGGTCACTGCCATAGTA